CAACAGGATCCACAAGTACAACAAGAAATACAACAAGCTCAAATTCAAATTGAAGCTAGAAAAGCAGTTCTAATTGCTGAGATGATGGAAGACTTTATGAAGGAAGAGAAAAAAATTACTTCATCATTTGGTCACGATCCTATTGCTCAACTAAGATCAAGAGAATTAGATATTAGAGCAATGGACAATGAGTCTAGAAGAAAAGACTCTGAGGAAAGATTAAACTTAGAGAACATGAAGGCTATGATGAATCAAAGAAACCAAGATGAAAAATTAGAGCAAAACGAAGAACTAGCAGAATTAAGAGCAGACACGTCAATAGAAAAAACAGAGATGGCTAACGAAGCAAGAGAAAAATTAGCTATGATGAAAAATAAAGGAAGTCAAAATGATAGATAAAAAAGAAAAGAAAACATTAAAGAAACACAAAGTACATCATACAACAAAACATATGACATCAATGAAAAAAGATATGAAAAAAGGTATGACATTTAAAAAGTCTCACAACAAAGCTTTAAAAAAGGTTGGCGTATAATGGCTTGGTTTGGTTTAGCAAAATTAGCACTATCTGCTGGAAGTAAAATTTACGCAAATAGACAAAAAACTAAGATGGCTATGTCTGATGCACAACTAATGCATGCATCAAAAATGGCCAGTGGTGAGGAAGCTTACCAAGGCAAATTATTAGAATCTAGACAATCTGACTGGAAGGACGAGGCGGTATTAGTAATCCTCAGTTTGCCTATAGCAATTTTAGCTTGGGCAGTGGTATCGGATGACCCTACAGCAATGGACAAAGTAAAGTTATTTTTCGAGATGTTCTCAGAATTACCTAAATGGTTTACAAATTTATGGATACTTGTAGTTGCTAGTATTTATGGTATAAAAGGAACACAGATATTTAAAGGAACAAAAAAATAATAACTAGGGAGGATAAAATATGACAAAAGATTGGTTAAAAGGTACAACAGTTACAAAAGAACAAAAAATTACGAAACATGAAAAAGAAAAAGAGATAGAAGCTACAGATGCGCTTTCTTCTCAAACAGTTGAAATAAAAAATGCTAAAAGAATGTTATCGTCTAAATCAAAAAAAGCAACTTGGTACTAAACTAAAAAAGGAAAACAATGCAAAGAACAATGTATAAATCAGGAAGTTTAAAAAAAGTTCCTGCAGGAAGCAAAGGATTAAAAAAACTACCAACTCCCGTTAGAAATAAAATGGGTTTTATGAGTAAAGGTGGCAGAGTTAAAAAAGCAGCTGGCGGCGGATTGTACGCAAACATAAAAGCTAAACAAGATAGAATTAAAGGTGGCTCAGGAGAAACAATGAGAAAAGTTGGAAGCAAAGGTGCTCCAACAGCAGCTAATTTTAAAAGAGCAGCTAAAACAGCAAAAGCATAATGGCTACTGCTGCATGGCAAAGAAAAGAAGGTAAAAACCCTTCTGGTGGATTAAATAAAAAAGGTGTTGCATCTTACAGAGCAGCAAACCCTGGTTCTAAATTAAAAACAGCAGTAACAACAAAACCTTCTAAACTTAAAGCAGGTTCTAAATCAGCAAACAGACGTAAATCTTTTTGTGCTAGAATGAAGGGCATGAAATCTAAACTTACTTCTGCTAAAACGGCAAGAGACCCGGATAGTAGAATAAACAAGTCTCTTAGAAAGTGGAATTGCAATTGAAAAAAACAAAAGCAAAAATAAAGAAAGTAATTAAAGGTTTAAACAAAGCTTCTAATTTACATGCGGGTCAAGCTAAAGTATTGAAAGGAGTTTTAAAAAAACATGCAACTAGAAACAGTAATAGTAAAACTTAATAGACTCTTAAATCAAAGACTAGAAGATTTATCTATAGCGGTAACGTCCGGCGCTATTGACAATATGGAGAATTATAAGTATATAGTAGGACAAATTAAGGCACTAGAATCAGTGCGTCAGGAACTCTCTAACCTGCTAAATGATAAGGAGCAAAAAAATGGAACAGTCGTCAACATCAAAGATACAACTACCGAATAAAAAATTAGTAGGTGTAAAACAATCAGAAGAAAAAAAAGAAGATACAAATAAAATACCTAACCCAACGGGTTGGAGACTTTTAGTATTGCCATTTAAAATGGATGGTAAAACTAAAGGTGGAATACATTTATCAGATTCAACTATTGAGAGACAACAAGTTGGTTCTCAATGTGGTTTAGTTTTAAAGATGGGTCCCCAGTGCTATAAGGATAAAGAGAGATATCCTGAAGGCCCGTGGTGCAAAGAGGGAGGATGGGTAATGTTTGCTCGTTATGCTGGATCCAGAATTAAAATAGAAGGTGGGGAAATACGTCTGCTAAACGATGACGAAGTTTTAGCAACCATTGAGAGTCCAGAGGATCTCTTGCATGAATATTAACCATAGGAGGAAACTATGCCAGAAGTAGAAGAAAAGAACATGGTAGACATTGATACATCCGGTCCAGGAGCCGAGGTCGAAGTATCAGAAGATAAAGATGAGTCGGTTATAGAAACCGAAGCCTCTAAAGAAGAAGCAGTAACCACGGACCAAGGATCAGTTAAAGAAGAAACAAAAGATGACGAAAAACTAGAAGACTATAGTAAAGGTGTTCAATCAAGAATTGCAAAACTTACGCGTAAGATGCGTGAAGCTGAAAGGCAAAGAGATGCAGCTACTGAATACGCTAGATCAGTTGATGAAAAAAGACAAGTCTTAGAAAAAAGATTTGTAAAAACTGATTCAGACTATATGAAAAAGTTTGAGTCAAATGTTAAAACTGGTTTGGATTCAGCTCAAAAAGAATTAGCTGCAGCCATAGAAGCCGGTGATGCAGCAGCACAAGTAGACGCAAATAAAAGGATAGCTACATTAGCTTTTGAAAACGCAAAGTTAGAAGAAGCAAAAAGTAGACAGGTAGAAATACCTACGACACCTTCACAAGTTGTACAGCCAAGACAATCGGTAACACAACTTCCTGAAGCAGATCCTGATGCAGAAGCTTGGGCATCAAGAAACACATGGTTCGGTCAAGATCGAGCTATGACATTTACAGCGTTCGAGATTCATAAAGATTTAGTTGAAAACGAAGGTTTTGATCCTAAGTCTGATGAATATTATGCTGAAGTTGATAAAAGAATAAAGATTGACTTTCCGCATAAATTTGGTAAAACTAACACAGAAACGACTACGAAACCCGTGCAGACGGTTGCTTCAGCGCAAAGAAGTGTTAAACCTGGTCGCAAAGCTGTGAAACTCACATCGTCACAGGTAGCAATTGCTAAAAAATTAGGTGTGCCACTCGAAGACTACGCAAAACAGTTAAAAATCACGGAAGGAGTATAAGCGTATGACAGAACAAGAAAACAAAACTTCACGTGCGAACCAAACACGGTCTAAATCTGAAAGACCAAAAGTGTGGGTTCCACCATCTTCTCTAGATGCACCTCCTGCGCCTGATGGATTCAGGTACAGATGGATAAGAGCAGAGAGCGTCGGCTTTCAAGATACGAAAAATGTAACGTCTCGAATAAGAGAAGGTTATGAATTAGTTCGTGCCGAAGAAGTTGAAAATGCATCTGATTATCCAGTTGTCGACGAAGGTCGATACAAGGGGGTAGTTGGGGTCGGTGGCCTTTTACTTGCAAAGGTACCAATCGAGATTGCGAAGCAACGTCAACAGTATATGACAGACCGTCATAAACAGAAGACTGAAGCCTTAGACAACGATCTTATGAAGGAGCAGGACAACAGGATGCCTATCAATATTGATAGACAGTCCCGTGTAACCTTCGGTGGTACAAAGAAGTAACTAATTATTTAGTAATTTCTCGGGTTCATCCCTATCATCGATTTAACAATAACAAAGATAGGATATAACTATGGCAAATAGAAACACACAAGGTTTTGGACTTGTTGCTGCTGGTGCGCTTGGACAAAACGCAACTCAGTCACAAGGAAAATACTTTATAGATGCCGCTTCTACAACGACACTATTCAATGGTGGCGCTGTGGCTTCAGCATCAGGTTATATTGTAAATGGCCAAACGGCTAATGCTCCTGTTATTGGTACATTAAATGGAATTTTCTTTAACGCGGCTACAACTTTGAAGCCAACTTTTGCTAATTTCTATAATCAGCCAATTACACCTGCAAACAGTGAAGACATCACTGCATTTGTAAACGATAACCCAACACAACAATATGTTGTAGCAACTGACGCTACTGCAGCTCAATCAGTGTTCTTAGAATCATTTGATATGAATGCATCAGCGGGTAGTACTACTACTGGAAAATCAACATCGACTCTAGACATTGGAGACACCGGTGCTGATGATCATCAGTACAGATTATTAAGATCTGCTGAAGATCCTGAAAACGATGAAAATGCGTCTTTCAGATCAGTAGTCGTAGTAGCCAACTTGCTAGAACTACAATCATAACAGGAAGAATAGGAGATAAAACATGGCAATATCAAGAGCACAGCTAGTTAAAGAACTAGAGCCCGGTTTGAACGCACTGTTCGGCCTGGAATACAAACAGTATGAAAATCAGCATTCTGAGATTTATACTTCAGAATCATCTGACAGAGCTTTCGAAGAGGAAGTAATGTTAAGTGGTTTTGCAAACGCGCAAGTAAAAGGTGAAGGTGCAGGAGTCTCGTTTGACGAAGCACAGGAAACTTTTTCTGCGAGATACACACATGAGACAGTAGCTTTAGCATTTGCTATCACGGAAGAAGCTATCGAAGATAACCTCTACGATAGAATTGCTTCTAGATATACAAAAGCTTTAGCGAGATCTATGTCAAATACTAAACAAGTAAAAGCAGTTGAACCTTTAATCAACGGTCTACCAACGGCAGACGATTTTGATTCAGGCGATGGTGTTTCACTATTTAGTACAGCACACCCAACAATAGCGGGAACTTACAAGAACACGCTATCTGCGCAAGCTGACCTTAACGAAACATCTTTGGAGCAATCATTAATTGATATCGCTGCAATGACTGACGAAAGAGGTTTGAGAATAGCTGCTAGAGGAGTTAAAATGATAATTCCTTCTAAGCTTCAATTCACAGCTGAGAGATTGATGAAATCTCAAGGTAGAACTGCGACTGCTGATAATGATATCAATGCAATAGCATCTATGGGTATGATTCCTCAAGGTTATAGAGTGAACAACTACCTAACAGATGACGATGCATTTTACATCATTACAGATGTTCCTAACGGTATGAAGATGTTCAATAGAGCACCTTTGACTACTGCTATGGAAGGTGATTTTGACACTGGAAACGTAAGATACAAAGCTAGAGAAAGATACTCTTTTGGAGTTTCTGACCCTAGAGGTATTTTCGGAGTAGAAGGCGCGTAATCATTAATTTTGTGTGGCGGTCTAAAAACCGCCACATTTAAAACATACAGAAATAAAACATATGAAAAAATTCTTAATTAAAATTACTGCCTACGGTTACATAACCGATTTTACAATTACGGCAGAAGACAATTCTAATAGTATCGAAAATGCAATCCTTGACAAACTAGGAAAAAATGATATTAATTGGGAGAAGTCAGGCTTTTATAGTTTGACAAA